TTAACTTGCTTTACGCACCTGCGGGAGATCGAACGCTTTACGCAGCGCGCGCACAAACGCTTTATCATGACAGATCGTTTTACCGGGGCTGTCGGAAAGTTTAGCCACCGGCTTTCCGTTACATTCCACGAGCTTAATCACGATATTGAGCGGTTTTACCTGAGGGATATCGCAGGTCAGTCGGGTACCGATGCCGAAGCTTAACTGCACGCGAGAGGCGAAATGGCGATAGAGCTCGACCGCCTTTGGCAGATCAAGGTTATCTGAAAAGACCAGCGTTTTTGTCAGCGGATCAATCCCCAGCTTTTCATAATGGGCAATCGCCTTTTCGCCCCATGCGACAGGGTCTCCTGAGTCGTGGCGTAACCCCTGATAACGGCTGGCGAATTCAATGCCGAAATCGCGTAAAAACGCATCCATTGTAATGCAATCTGTCAATGCGATACCAAGCTGGTCCGGATATTCGTTAAGCCAGGCGGCCAACGCGGCACGCTGGCTGGTCGCCAGGTCCGGACTGATTTGTTGATGCGCCTGGAACCATTCGTGCGCCTGAGTGCCCATCGGCGTCAGCGCCAGGCGACGCGCGAGATCATAGTTGCTGGTGCCGACGAACCATGACTCCTGCTGGAGACGTTTAACTATCGCCTGCTGCACTTCACGAGAGAAACGGCGGCGGGTGCCGAAGTCCATCAGGTGGAAGCGGGACATATCGAGATTGGCGGTTAACGCAGTGAAATCAACCAGCTTACTTTCCAGCGCGTCGAGCGCCTGAACAACACCCGCGTTTGGCGAGCGGTAGTGATGAACCAGCTCACTGATCACGGCCAGCAGCGGCACTTCCCACATAATGACTTCACGCCACGGGCCGGTTAAGCGAATATTCAGCTTGCCGTTATCGTTGGTGACACAGACTTGAGCCGGGTTATAGCGAAACTCGCGTAACCAGTTCAGATAATCCGGTTTAAAAAAGGGCAGGCCGGAGAGCCACTGGAACTCGTCCTCCTGGAGGCGCAGGTGCTGCATCGCGTCCACCTGCTCGCGAATAGCATCGGCATAAATACCCAGCAGGTCGTCGCCACGGCAACGAAACTCAGCCGCTACCTGCACATCATAGTAGTGGTGAAAAACGGCTTGCTGCATATGCAACTTATAAGCATCTGTATCCAGCAACGAGTGCAGAACAGGAGAAGCGAATTGTGTCATAGGTGCGCTGTTGCGTCCTCTCACGGGAGCGTTTAGTACAATAAACAACTAAGAAAACCGCTGGAGTATACCTTGTTTAGCGATTTATTGAACCCCGATCACACCATAAGCTGTCTTTAGGGTCGAGCGCATTTCGTGCCCCATGTTATAAAAATGTAGCGATGCGACTGCTAACCCCTTGAATTTAAGGATTTCTACTGCGCTGCTACCATGCTTTGGGGCAGTGATGGGGCATAGCGGGAAAGTGCCTGGTTGAGCAGAGAAACCTGTTCTGCGCTCTTCTCTGACATCCACTTTCCATACACCTTGTAAACCATCTGTGCATCGGTATGCCCCATCTGCGTTGCTATAAAGTTTGGGTTAGCACCAGCTGATAATGACCAGCATGCATAGGTATGTCGTGACTGATACGCGTTACGGTAACGAATGCCGGCACGCTTGATTATCGGGGCCCAAATTTTATTAATGGAATTAACCGCGTAGTGATATCCTGTGCGAGGTCCACGTTTGACGCATTGAGGGCTGAATACGAACGTGCAGGGCTGAATGACAGATTGTCCATATTCCCGCAACTTCACTTCAACCTCAAACTGCCGGCCAAGGCGTGTCAACTGGGCCTGATTCCTCAGGGCATCAATAGCTGGTTGAATGAGATATATCACCCTGTCAGTACCTGCGTCGGTTTTTGGCAGGGTGAACTCATCCGTCTGGGTAAGGTTGCGCTTCACAATGATCGTCCCGGCATGCAGATCGATATCTTCCCAGGCCAGACCGCACAACTCCCCATGCCTCATTCCGGTATAGACTGCCAGTGACCAGAGATTTCTCATCTGCTGGTGTCCGCATGCCTGGATAAACCTGATGAACTCGTCTGTCGTGAGTGGATCTGGTTCCCCTTTCGCTTTCTTGAGACGGTTAATTCCGCTAAACGGGTTTTCCTTTGCATAGCCGTTATCTGTTCCAAACTGGAAGATCTCGGCCATCAGCATCATGTAATTATTCACTGTGGACGATTTCCGGCCTTTAACCTGAGTCCGGTGATCCTTCTTCATTACCTGAAAGCCCGTCAGCAACTCCTTCCTGACATACAGCAAATCCTCAGTAGTCACCGCAGAAACCATTTTGTTTTCGCCGATGAGTGGAAGCATGTTTTTTATGATAGATTCGTACCTACTCATGGTATTAGAGCTGATCTCCATTCTCTTCAGCTCGGACCATCTTTCGGTAAGCTCCAGCACAGTAATTTCCTTTCTATCCTGACCGAACCGGGCAAGGTTCGGTGAGTTTGGGAATTTTTCCACATAGTTAAAATTCCCCATCCTTATCGCAAAACAAACCGAAGAACGCAGTTCGCCAGCTATCTTGCGATTTTTTGCAGTGTCAGGGATACCAAGGTTTTCCCTGACACGTTTACCTTTATACAGAAACCAGATGCGGAGCGAACCGCCGTGGTTTTCGACGCCTGTCGGGTATGATGCATTAGCCATTAATCCCTCCTGACGTCCAGGAGCATTGACGAGTGTACTGCTTTTCATGTTGTCTTCGCACCTGGTTGATTTTTTTTCTGCGCCTCGATCCACTGATCAACGGCTTCTCTGTTGTATATGCATTCGCTCGAAGGCTTCGGATTTCCGTCTGGTGAAATGTGCAGGTACTCGCGGCCCAGCATCCAGGATTCTTTTCTGGCGCGGGTAATGGTTCCGGGCTTAAGCCCGGTAACCGCAATCAGAACTTTTTCGCTAACCCACTTGTTTGGCGTCAGTTGGATAATGTTGTTCATCGTTTTCTCCAGTGGCCCCGCAGCGGGCCATCGCTAATATTCAGTTTGCCTGTGCTGGCAGATTTCTAAGTTTCCGGACGCCGATCATTGCGGTGGCTACGTAGCTGGTGGCCCGGTTAACTACTTCAACAGGCACCTTTACGCCATCCACTACAACGGTGTAATTGGTAACGTGCTTTTGTCTGCCGTAATCGCCGAACTTTTCATGATGCGCCGCCAGTGCAACATCACATGCGCGACGGCCCAATGGCGATTGCTTACTGCGATTTATAAGGCGCATAAAACCTCCTCAGGCGGGAGGGCGTAACCCCTCCCGATGCAATTAGCCGATGTATTCCGGTTTCATATCGTCCAGGGTGACGCGGTACTTATCGTGCAGTTCGTCGCCAAGATGACGTTTAGCAGCGCCAAGCGTGCTTTCAGCTTTAGCAAACATCTCTGCGGCTTCCGGTTCGCCAGGGTTTGGAATTGAGTTGATCACTGCCTCGACTTTGTTCTGTGCATCGACCTGGTAATAGCGCTTCACTGCTTTGTTTTTTAATTCGGTGAACAGCGCAGTACCCAGCAACGCTTTCTGTGATTCGATATCCGCACGGATTGCTTTTGCCTGATCAACGGAACTTGCTGTATCAATGCGTTCGCGAAGATCGTCGGCAACAGCATCAACGTTAGCTGCCGACTCCTGCGCGCTGGTCCTGGTGCTAACCTCGCTGGTGATTTCCTGTACGCTCATGCGCTGGACTGGAGCAGGGTTAATCTCGCGTTCTTCTCGTTGCTCAACCTCATCAGGGCTGTACACGCCGAGGATCACTTCCGGGCAGTACAGGCGAGCCCAATATTTAACGCCCAGATAGGCAATTTGCTGTTTAGGGTTTGAAACCCATAGCGGAGAATTGCGGGTAACAACGCCGGAGAGGTAAAGAGGTTCTCCCCAGGTGATTTCAGATTCACCTCGCAGAATGGCACCAACCTGAACGAACAGGCCGATCTCGTCCTCATCTGTCCAGCCACGAACGCGCTCAGTGACGGTGTACTTCCCATTTTTACCGTTTTTATCGCGTGTGATTTCCTGTGTCCTGGTGCAGCGCTCCCAGTCACCCCCATAGCGGTAATGAAAACGGCCATGAATGGCACTGGAGCTTGCGATTACTGCGTTGACCAGTTGTGCCTCGTAACCAAGAACACCGTTAACCAGGTGTGTTTTCTGCGCCACAGCGTAAGGGTTCATGCCCCATTGCATAGCCTGCATGACGATAGCCATACAGTCGGCTGGTTTCCCTGCAAGGTGTGCCGGTACCGTCACCTGTGAGTCTGCCATCAGGTTAGCGAAAGCTGTTAACTGACCCAGTGCCTGAACGTTAAAAATTGCGTTACTGGCAGAAATGGTGTTTGGTGCCTGCTGCTCAGTGGTAACAATATTTGTGTTTTCCATGATTTTCCCCTTATGCCTGTACGCGCAACGCTTCAAGGCGGCGCACATCAAAATCGTTCAGTTCGTCGGTGTAGTCTTCTGTGATAGGCGCTGACCATTCACCAGTGTCGAAGCCGTTTGCTATCTCTCGCATTGTTTTGCGGTATTCCAGCATGCCAAGTTCCAGCAACTCGGTAGACGCCTCAATGATGGCGACCCAGTGGTAGTTCTCGTCTTTGTTGACGAAAATCCAGAAAAACTGGTCCAGCGCCGCAGTTTCGCAGTACATGGCCGCGCTCAGGTGATAGTCCCGATCGATGATTTCCCGGTGCAACTTCGCACGCAGGCCTTCCTGCTTGATGTTCCACATGCTAATAGTTTTCAGGTCGGCGCCAATGCGCAGGCCGCCCATATCGAGCTCAAGGTCAGGGCGTACCCGAACTTCCAACCCGGTTTCCTCATCAATCCCAAAATAGCTAACCTCGACAGCGCGGCTTGGGTGAGTCAGCAATTTGCCGGCGGTCGGGTGCTCCAGCAGGGCTTTCTGAATGTTCAGCGCGGTGCTGAGCTGTTGGCGGGTGACCAGCACTTTCCCTTCGGTGTTCTCCCGCCACGCATCCAGCAATTCGTCGGCGAATACCGCTGCCGGGTTGACTGATTTCACGGCCTGAATCAGATCGGCCTTCGTGCCAGAGACTTTCAACGGCGACGATTTTTGCGCTTCCTGAGCGACCAGGTCAGGGTTGATTATTGCCAGTTGCTCCAGCAGCGCGTCACGGCTGCCGCTGGTTTTAACCGGCGCGGGCAGGGTGGCGTTGTACTCTTTGATGCAGGCTTTCATCGCCGTGGCTGTATGTTTGGTGCCGTTTTCAATGCGCTGGAATTCTTCGGGAAGCTGCTCATACGATGCATAGGTTTCATCTACCGAAGCTCCAAACGGCATCTGCGACGGCTGGGTGGCGTTGTACTCTTCCAGCAGCGCTTTGATATCGTCAGCACTCAGCAGCGCTGGCAGGCTGGCGTTGTGCGCGTCGATGAACTCGCGCAGGGTGGCGGTGGTGGTGAAAGCACCCTCAGGGATCTCCGGCTCTACGCTGAACTCTGCTTCGAGGTTTTCCGGCTGTAGAGCCAGAACATGTACCAGGTTGCCCATATCAAGCACTGGAGAGCGCTCTTTGACGATAGTCTTCTCTACGTGACGCGCGTTAAAGTACATCAGCGACACGCGAGCATCTTTCACCTGAGTTGAGCTGATCCCGTTGGCGGCGTGGTAAACCTCGTTTGGTACACCTTCATAGCGGCCCGGCTCGAAGTATTCCGGCCAGGCTGCTTCTGGCTCTTCTTGTTGCGATTCCGGTACGTTTTGTTGCGCCTCAGGTTCAGATTGGCTCACAGAATCGTTGTTCTGGTGCGTCTCAGCCTGATTCTGGTTCTCTACGGTAACTGCTTCTTTACCAGTACCCAGATCGCCTTCGCCTGCCTGCACCGCATCACCAGCCTGTTTTTCATCACTGTCAGCTTTTTGAACCTGCACATTGCTGGTGGTCTCCGGATTCGTTTCTGTGCCATGAGTTGATGAGTTCTGCATTAAAGCGGACACGTCGAAAATACCGTTGCCAACATTTTTAACCAGTTCAGGTTCGGTGGTCGGCTGGCTTGTCCCGGTCTTCACCCATTTTGGGTCGTTCGGGTCGCTGATGCCTTCCACATATTCACCGCGCGCGGCGGCAAGCTGTCGGTTGGCTTCTTCTACCGCGTCTTTTTCCGGAGTGTGTCGGGCAGCCGTGAGAGCTTCCTCGGTGGGGTTCTCGTGATCAGTCTCCGTTAAGTTGGCGTTGATATACCCCTGAAGGCGTCCGGGGTAGTGATAAAACTCAGGGTGTGCGCTTCGGATCAGCGCGAAAATAGCGGCGCGGGAATAATCCAGGATACCGGGCGTTGCGCGAAGTGCTGCGGACCATTCTTTGAACGGACTTTCCTTTTTCTTTACGATTTCTTTTGCGCGACGGTAAACGCTGCCAGGTAGCTCATAGATATTAAAGTCCATAGGCAAAGTGGCCATTGCAATCTCTACGTCCAGAGTATCGAGAGTGTGTTCGTAATCAGGGTTACGGTCAGTCTTATTGCCACCGCCAGCGTTGGCGCCGCTTTCAGTGCGTTGAATAGCCGATACACGGTTGCCTTTCGCCCACTCCTTAACGAGCAAACTGCGATCGATATGCTCCGTCTCGAACCATGTTTTAAGGAACTGGATAACAGTCGCCAGTTCAGGAGTTTTTCCATCGACAGGGAATACTTTTTTGATGGCATTAACTACCTTATGAACATCGTGTTCAATGGCTTTCTTGAACGCTTCAACATTCTCGGCGGCAAGCAGCAAGTTCTGGACATATGAATTATCGGTGTCCATTTCGAGACGCAGAATTTCTTTTTTCTGGGAGGCGTCGACGTGATAAAGATACTCACCTTCACCTATGTACTGAGCAAGAACGCGGTGACGGAGAGGCATAGTTGCGACAACAGTCAGCTCGGGGGCTGGGGCTGTTGCCTGGGCAGGGCTGTTGCTTTCGTTACCAAAATTTTCGGTGTGGTCTTCCAGCACTTCGCCTGTTTCGGTATCAACACCATCGACGATATGCTGGCGCGCCGCGGCGGCGGCTTCAGATGATGGCAGGGTGACGCCGGGGATTTGCGTCCAGGTCATATTGTCTTTAGCGAGTTGATAGTAATCGCAGAAAGTGAGGCTCAGTTCGCCTTCCGGCGGCAGCTCGTTAACGACAGGGAAATTAGTAGCGACAGCTTTGAAATAATCTTTCAGCTTCGCACCGGATTTAATCAGAAGATAATCCAGTGTTGCATTTGCCGCTTCAAAATCATCACTGCACCAGAGTACAGCGTCTTTCTGGCCTGATGATTTCTTTGCTTTGCGGACTAAAAATACAGGATTAGTTCCACTCATTGTTTTGTCCTCAATTCGTGTAGAATGGAGGTGCCTTAACAGCACCCCGATATATCTGGTTGTTAGGTCCGGTTCGCTTTGGTCGGTTGGACCGGACAGGGCACGCCCGCTTCGGTGGGCGTTTTCTTAATGGATGGTCTGATAAAATTTTTCTGAGTAATCAAGCTTGTAACTTCGGTAATTACCAAACCCTGCTTGTTCTCCATCACTTACCTTGACTGTGAGCAGCGAAATGGCTTTTACAGCACAATGAGGACTGTCGAACTTTCCGAGTACATATCCACCGTCGAGAATCACAGTGGTTTCGCCAGTTGAATTTGAGTGAATAACGCCTGAGACTCTCTTTTCGCAATTGAATAAAGCAATGCTCTTATTAACTGCTTTCAGGTTCATTTCGATTTTTACGATTTCTATAATTTCTCCAGTCTTAAATTCAGGGTGTATGAAGCCACGCCAAATTAATGGCGAATTTTTCATTTCATATTTCGGATCTACTATTTAACTTTCGTGCGCCATCTGGTCGTATGAGGCACAACGTACAGAGCAGTAACCGCGCTCTTCATGTGTCAGCTGCGCGCCGCGAATCAGCGTCAGCTCGTGTTTTACTTCTTTGCCTTGCTCAATCGGCTTTCCACATAGGTGGTAAGCGCATGTCTTTTGGTTATGCATCCGGATCTCCTTTCTGCGCCAGCAGGTAGCAGAGGCGGCGGATTAAAACCTCAATCCGATTGAGCGGGACGGCCTGCTGTCGAGCTGGTTTACGTGCGAAATCAATCATTCTCACCCTCGTTTGCCTTATCGCCGGCCAGCGGAACGTTTATCACCTTCTGCGCGTTAACTTTTCCACCTCATTCCGGTCTTCGTATGCCCCGGACGGCTACTTCGTGGGCGTCCTGCCTCGGTGGTTCGTTGTTGCTATGGAATAAGTAAAGCATTATTTTACTTTATAGTCAACCAATGCGGAATTGAAGTGTAAGGCAAGGCTGTACAACAAGCGTGTTCATTTTTGAACTATGTGTAGCCGCTCAATATGTATATGATTAAAAAACATCAGTAAGGGGTGGTTATGGATCGTGACGAGCTGGAAGAAGACCGTGCGGCATTCATTGCGGGTGAGATTGGCGGCGCAGTGGTCGAATTGATAATCGACGGCGTAGTGATTAACCGTGATGCAATCGTTGAACGTCTGGAGGAGAAGCGGAGGAGAGTCGGGAACGTTATTCACAAAGGTGTATTGCGGGATGCGGCTGCTATGGTGAGAAAAGGGCAATAAAAAACCCGGCGCGAAGGCCGGGAGTCAAAACTTTACTGGAAACTTTTAATCATAAGATTTTTCTTGACGTAATTCAGTCTCTCGTTGTGTATTTCTGTAACCGTCGCAATCACGCTAACACGCTCCCCTACCTTATATTTACTTTGTAAGTTACCAAGCATTTCAATAGGATATGAGCATTTAAACTTGCCGAATTCATTGACTATTTCCAATTTCCCGAACATAGATAATAAAGCTAATTCACCGGTAATAATCTCATCGTAAGGTTTGGATACATGTGTGGTCATTAGGCGCTGAGATAACTTACGTAAACGTTCATTGTTCAATGAAACATGGCGTTTTCCATTACTAAGAGGGCCAACCCAACTAAGATCAAAGTTTAAGTTGTTTTTTTCACATTCTTGGGCAATTTTTTGCAAACTGGCGGCAGAATTTGTACCTATTTCAGCAATTTTCGAGATGAACTCAACGTCATTATCTGTGCCTAAAAGTGAAAAAATCTCCTTAACAGCGTGGCTCGAAACAGTATCAACTAATTCACACGATCCTGTTGAAAAGGTGATAGCTAACCTTGTTGAGCCTGGTGTTAAGTCAGCAAGCCGCATATCTAGTTGTGTTCTTATACTTTGCGGTACTCTACTGGAGTCTTTACCGCTTGAGATTCTGTGTGTCGCTTTTTGAATTAGCCCAGCCAGGCTGCCAGATAATGCAGAAAGAAGCTCTAAAGGAATTGTTCCAAAATCAACCAAAGCCCCTCTGAGGCGCAACTCCATGAAGTCAACCAGTGGGTGTCTCGACTCGATGTGACGTTTTTCTTCCAGTAAATCGCTTAAATGAGAATCCATAGAGTTGAATAAAACTCTATCAGCAAAAGTGTGGTTACTCGTTAGGGAAAGAGAGTCAACCTCACGCTGAACGAAAGCAATTCTGTCATTTAATGACTTGAAAATTTTATCATCGTTCATAGCATGATCCTCACCAAACCCTTTGGATTCTCCTTACGATCAAAACCAAACCAACCGCGCCAGTAACTTCTTCTCTCACTATAGTTAACTTGAGGGTGGTTTTCAGCCAAGAGCAGAACATCAATATCAAAATTCTGCTTTACGTATTGACGATCCAGCATTGCTCCTACTTGACCATGCAATGTAGAAGGTAACTGATTCAATGCTTGATAATCTAAAACTAAAAGTAAATCAATATCATCTGGCTCTGGTTTTTCTGTAGTAAACGAACCATCTATCCAAACTTCGCTAAAACATTTTATTTGCAGGTTAATGTCGCGAATGAATTTCATGTACTGTATATATTTACAGTACAAATCATTTCGACGCAATGACTTTGGAAAGCTATCAACACATAAACGCTTCAGTCCATCGTCATCAAAATCATGGAAACCCGCGGTAAGTAACGGGGGAAAACACAACTTTTGCATGCATTGCCTTGCTGTAAGTATTTATGTTTTTGTGTAGTGTCGAGTTTTTGACCTAAGTGTTATTTTCGTATGCGTCGTGAAAAATGTGCCTTACTTGTTAGGCACACGATAATAAATTTACATCATACTAACAATTTGAAAATAAATGTATTATTCTGGTTCGCTTCTAATCCTTCGCCCCATGTACTTCGCATACAGTTCGTCGAGTTCTTTCAATCGCAGAGATACGATCCGCAACATGTTCTGCTGCTCTTCTTCCGGTAACTGGCGATAGAGCTCAAGCAGGCGCTGTTCGTCAGGTTTAAGTCCGTCTTTCTCTCCGACATCCTCACCAAGCAGCCACGGAATTGATACGCCAGCAGCATCAGCGATAGCTAATGCGGAGCTTTTACTAATTCTTCCTGTTTTGAACCAACTGGAAACTGCTTGTTTGCTGACACCAGCTACCCTGGCCATCTCTGTTTTAGAGAAACCCTTCTTATTTAACTCTGCCAGCCTGGAGATCAGGCCATTCGTCAGTGTGTTATCGCTCATCACCGCATTGTAAATGATTGCTTTACTTGTAGGTAGGCATGCGTAGTTTGACTTGTTGGTAAAATGATGCTTTACTTTTGCCATCTAAGGAGGTCCTATGACTGGTATTGAAAAAGCAATTCAAAAATTTGGAACAGGGGCTGCTCTTGGAAGAGCGCTTGGATTTTCAAAAATGACAATTTCCAACTGGAAAAAGACCGGGATTCCCCCCGATCACATTCGTTCAGTTTTCGAACTTACAGGTGTTACGCCACATGAGTTACGGCCTGACTTGTATCCAAATCCAACAGATGCATTACCAAGCCAAGAGGCATCAGCCAAATAACCATAGAGGATATTTACCCATGGAGAACGCAATTGCACGAAAGTTAGACCCACCAGAAATCAACCCGATTGAGATAGAGAGTGTCCTGCTCAACCGGCTTGCATCAGTAGGGCAGAAATCATACGCCGAGCATATGGGCATCAGCGAGTCGACAGTCAGCAGGCGTAAAGCTGAGGGATATTTCTGCAACATGGCGAAAGAGCTGGCTTTTCTTGGGATTCAGGCCGCGCCACCGGAAGCGGTACTGGTATCCAGAAACTATCTCACAGCCGTAGAGATTCTCGCTGATGCCGGGCTAAAGGCTGAACGAGCCAGGCCGGATGCGCTGGGGTGGGACTGAAAATGGTAGCAACCAAAAAGGCGAAAGCCGCGGTGAGGGGTCACCAACGGCTTTCTGGTGGAATTAACTGGATCAATTCACAGGAGTAATTATGGCAAACACTGCTGAAGTAATCAATTTTCCTGTGCCTGACGTGGCACATAAGGAGCCGCGCGTGGCAGATCTCGATGATGGGTTTACGCGCATCGCCAATGAGATCCTTGAGGCTGTAATGCATGCAGGTTTGTCGCAGCATCAGCTTTTGGTGTTCATGGCTGTCATGCGCAAAACATACGGCTTCAATAAGAAATCTGACTGGGTCAGTAACGAGCAGCTCTCGGTGCTGACCGGCATTCTCCCTCATAAGTGCTCATCTGCAAAAAGCGCCCTGGTTAAGCGGGGGATATTAACTCAAACCGGTCGTGTTATCGGGATTAATAAAACGGTCAGCGAATGGTCATCTTTACCTGTAAAAGGTACAGAAAAAAAACCTTACCTGGAAAAGGTAAATTTACCTGAATCAGGTAAGAAAAGTTTACCCGAATCAGGTAACGGCTATTACCCAAATCAGGTAAACACAAAAGACACTATTACAAAAGACAGTAAAGACAATAGTAATAAACCCCCTAAACCCCCCCGGGCGGTTTCGTTCGATGCATCAAGTGTTCAGTTGCCTGACTGGCTGTCTTCGATCACCTGGTCTTCATGGGTTGAATACCGCCGTGACCTGAAAAAGCCGATCAAGTCTCAGCAGACCGTGACGCAGGCTATCAACCTGCTCGACCGCTGCAGGCTGAACGGATACACACCTGAAGAAATTATTAACCGCAGTATTGCGAATGGCTGGCAGGGTCTGTTCGAACCTGACGGACAGGCGAAGCGCAGCAGAGATACCGATCAGGAAAGTATCCACTGGAACAGCCCGGATGCATGGAGGGATTTCCTATGAAACCTGAACTCTACCGCGCAATAAACAATCGGGATGGCGCAGCGATGGCAAGCATAGCCAGGGGTAACCCTGAGCATGGCCGGGTTGTGAATTCAGACGCTGAGCGCCTTGTTGACGCGCTGTTCATGCAACTGAAGCAGATTTTCCCGGCCGCGACGCAAACCAATCTCCGCTCCGATGCTGACGAGCGAGTAGCTAAGCAGCAGTGGATAGCGGCATTTTCAGAAAATGGCATCCGCACCCGCAAGCAGCTATCCGCCGGAATGCAGAAAGCCCGTTCCAGCCAGTCTCCGTTCTGGCCGTCGCCAGGTCAGTTTATTTCGTGGTGCCGTGAGGGGAGTGGAGCACTAGGGGTCAGTGTTGACGACATCATGGACGAATACTGGCGTTGGAGAAAGCTGGTTTTCCGTTATCCGACCAGTGAGCAGTTCCCCTGGAGAGATAAAAATCCGCTGTATTACCACGTCTGCCTGGAGCTGCGCCGCCGTGGAACTGAGGGGCAATTAAGTGAAAAGGAACTTATCCGGGCCGCTGGCGACATCCTGCATGACTGGGAAAAGCGAGCTCTTGCAGGTAAACCCATACCGCCTGTTCGTCGCGCTTTATCCGCGCCGTCGCGGGATCGCGGTCCAACGCCAGCCGAGTTGTTAATGGCGAAATACAAACAACGCAAAGACGCCGGTCTGATTTAACAGGAGCAACCAAATGAAAGAACGTGGAATAACTGATGGTTTAACCATGAATCAGCTTGCAGAACGTAATGCTGAACACGTAACTACTATAGCGGCACTGGAAGCCAGATGCGCGGCGCTGGTAGCGGAGAATGCGGGGCTGAAATACCAAGAGCCAGCCGGATACCACGTCATCAAAGAGTGCGGAAAGGTTGGCTGTAGTGTTGCAACGCTTGAGGAGGCCGAGAAAACGCGGGACTTCTGGAATAAAAAGTGGACTATCAGGCCGTATTTCTACTCCGCAGCACCAGCGCCGGTAGTGCCGGAGGAAATGCCAAAAGGCCTGGCGGATCAAATTGTCAGTCTGCTGGCTCATAACATTGGCGATAAGTTTTTGGCTCAGAAAATCTGGAGCGCCTGTCGCGCTGCCATGCTTCAGGGTAGCAAACCTGTAAGTAATCGTGATGAGTTGCTATACGCAAAGGTTAAGGCAGTCGCTGACCTGTACGCCCTGTACTGGAAATCGGGAGAAGTGGTTACTTATACGCCTAACCCAGAAAAGGCGACCATCTGGCTAAATAACTACTCGGGAACTTGCGTTCAGGAATACGTGAAGCTTGAACGGCTGCAAGAAGCGCTGGCTGGCAACTCTCCGGTAATTCCGGATGGTTACGCACTTGTCCCCGTTGAACCAACGGACGAAATGATAGCGGCAGCGATGGAATGTGATGATGTGGTTTTCGACAGTAAAGATCCAACCGCATTCTGTGTTCAGTTTCGGGAAATATATTGCGCGATGGTGGATACCGCACCAAAACCAGAGCAGAGCTAATGTCCCGTATCTACATGCCGGTCCTGTGATCGGCATTAGTGTAAAATCAAAAAATACGAATCAGTGGTTTGTAATCAACATTTCTTAGGTTTGTAGATATGCGAATAATAATCAGGAAGAAACCTGCGTTCACTGACCTGTACCAGACTGGTGTTCTGACGCGTATAGCAGCCGTTAAGACTGACAGTGGCGGCTGGCGCCTGTTTGGAGTGTGGCGTGATCAGGATATCGCTGTATTTGTGGAAGCGGCGCGCGGCGGCATCCGGGAATGGTCCGGCTTAAATTATCTGGCTGAGTTTGTGTTCAGTTGTGGCATTAGTCTCTGGGAGGTTCACAACAAGACAGAAAGGAAAACTCCGGCATGAAGTGTTGCGTCATAACCCGCTTCGGCGGGTTTTTCCGCCTAAAATCTGATATGAAACAACATGCTAGCTTTTGCAAAAAGTGCTATTCACCTCTTGAATATTCTTTCTAACAGGTATACTGTGTTTATATACAGTAGTTAAATGTAGAGGGAATTATGAGAATTGAACTTGTTATCAGCCGGACAAAACAGCTTCCGGAAGGTGCCGTTCCTGCACTTGAAAAAGAATTAATTACCCGTCTCCAGAATCAGTATGAAAACTGCAACTTAACCATCCGTCGAGGCAGTCAGGATGGTCTGAGTATCGTCGGTGCTGCTGATGGCGATAAAAAACGTATACAGAGCATCCTGCAGGAAACGTGGGAAAGCGCTGACGACTGGTTTTATTAACATTGCGCTTAATGCTGGCGCGCATTTTTCAGAATACCGCAATTTGCGTATCCCTTTGATGCTGCTGCCGACAATTTTTAACCGCGTCTGTACATCGCCTGAAGGGAGAACAAAAATTGAGTAATTCAGCTTTGCAAAAGTCAGAAGATAGCTGGTATGACATTGTAAGAAGATCTGATGGCTGCGTGGTGTTTAGCTTTCCATCATCAGGCAGGCATCTTATCTATCGTGTAAATGGCATGGTATCTATGCGTCCTTTGCTGGATGATGAAGAAGTTTTTACTCCCAACGGTTTTATGCATTTTATTCGCCGTCTCGGCTACCGGGTAACACCACCTTCTGATAATATGAAATCAACGGCCTGAACAACCGTTAACCTTCTGCGCCACGGAGAATACCATGGCGCACGAATTACAACTCATCAAGCAGTCATCTGGAATTCTGATCCCCGCAACGCCGGAGACCAGTGATATTCTGCAATCAAAAATCAAACTCGGCGCCGTGCTGGTGGCTGAGTTCCGTCAGGTGAGGAATCCTGTATTCCATCGCCGCTTTTTCGCGTTGCTTAATCTTGGGTTTGAATACTGGGAACCCACCGGCGGCGCCATTTCTGCCAATGAGCGCAAACTGGTAAACGGTTATGCAAAGTTTCTCGCTGCATATGGCGGGAATGAAAGCGCATTACTGGATGCGGCTGAACAGTATCTGGAACAGATTGCAAACCGCCGGGTAACAAACGGGATTAGCCTGTGTAAATCATTCGATGCCTACCGCGCATGGGTGACGGTTGAGGCTGGTCACTATGACGCCATCCAGCTACCGGACGGCACCCTTCGCAAACATCCCCGCAGCATCGCTTTTTCCAGTATGGATGAGGTCGAATTTCAGCAGTTGTATAAATCTGCGCTTGATGTTCTCTGGCGCTGGATTTTATCACATACATTCCGTACTCAGCGCGAGGCCGAGAACGCCGCCGCCCAGCTCATGAGCTTTGCGGGGTGATGGCGATGAAATACTCCTGGTTCCATCATCATGACTGCACAACCGAGCAGGCCGACACGCTGATATCGGATTATCAGAAGCGGGGCGTAAGGACAGAAAAGAGCCTGAACCCTGACTTCATTACCTGGACTGTCAGCGCGAAATTACCTGAATATGCACACCGGGTGCGGACGCCAAAATCCTTACGCCAAAAGGTCTGGGGGTGAACATGGCTAAATTACCGCGCCGTAAGTGCGCAAACAAAGAATGCCGCCAGTGGTTTCACCCGATACGCGAGGGGCAGATCGTTTGCTCGTACCAGTGCGCCAGCGCCGTCGGCAAAGAACAGACCAGAAAAGCTCGCGAAGCCGCGCAACGTAAGGCGCAATCCCTTCAGCGCGCCGCTGAGAAAAAAGAACGCGCCGCCTGGCGCCAGCGGAAAGCCGTGGTTAAGCCGCTGAAACACTGGATTGACTTGACGCAGCGCGCCGTAAATGACATTTGCCGCGAAACCGAACTGGCAGAAGGACTCGGTTGCATCTCCTGTGGAACGAAGACGGCATTCGCATGGCATGCAGGCCATTACAGGAGTACGGCCGCCGCCGGGCATCTGCGCTTTACTCGCTTCAACATCCATCTTCAGTGTGATGTCTGCAACGTCTACAAATCAGGGAACATCGAAGCATATCGTACCGCGCTGGTTGAGCGTTACGGTGAGGCGGCGGTGCTGGCACTCGAGAACAATAACACCCCGCACCGCTGGACGGTCGAGGAGCTGAAGGAAATCAGGCTCGCGGCTCTGGCGGATCTGCGTGCGCTAAAAAAGCTGGAGGCCGCATGAAACCAGAACTGATCGAGATACTCCGCATGCGCTGGCAGCGCCTCCGCATTTACCGCCGTCCGGGGTCGGTGTTGGTTGACTACCGCATCCTGCGCAATTTTGTTCGTATTTATCAGTTCACAGGATTTACTCAATGAACACTCAATACCTCCAGTATGTACGTGAGCAGCTAATGGTAGCGACAGCCGATTTAAGCGGGGAGACTAAAGGGCAGCTTTTGGCCTGGCTGGAGAACGCGCAATTCGACACGAAAAACTATCCCCGAAAAAAACAGCGTATATGGGACGAGGAAACAGAAAGCTGGATAACGTTAAATAACCCGCCAATCCCCGGCAAGCAGTCGCTGGCGAAAGGAAGCGCTATCCCGCTGGTGAAGCCTGTGGAATATTCCACTGCCTCATGGCGCCGGGCGGTTCTTTCACTCGATGAACACTACAAGGCGTGGTTGTTGTGGAATTACAGTGAGAATACCTGCTGGGAACACCAGGTCGAGATAACACAGTGGGCTTGGGAGCAATTCAGCCAGCAACTGGAGGGTAAGCGGGTAGCTAAAAAGACTATTGACCGCCTGCGCCAGCTTATCTGGCTTGCAGCGCAGGATGTGAAAGCGGAATTAGCTGGCCGTGATGTCTATCAGTATGGTGATCTCGCTGCACTGGTTGGCGTTAACAAAACAAACTGGTCTCAAAATTACGTGGAACATTACGACGCAATGACCAGACTGTACAAAAGACTAGACTCCCAGGCGTTACATCACGTTGTACAATCACGTTCACAGCAAAAGGCAGCAAATTATCAGCAATGTATTGCATAAATGAACTAATTAGCATATATTTTATGTAAATCTGATATCGTCGCCATAGCTTCAATCGTCGACCAAACAAATTCAAGCCTCGCCATCGTGCGGGGCTTTTCTGTTTGTGCCGTCCGGAATAATCCCTCTGAGTTTTGTCGTTAATCCACCGGGCGGCCTTCCTACTTCACACTGCACCATCCGAGCTATCGGAGGTGAGGCTATGACTGGAAAGAGCAGCCTGTACAACAGGATTTGAGTTGTGGTTTCTTGCACCGCGGCATTTTCTGCTTCGCCCTATACTATTTGCTTAGTCTTGCGGAGGTGTGAATGAAAGAAGGGTATTACTGGATTCAGCATAACGGTGTTGTTCAGGTGGCATACTATACGAATGACACAGTTGACGATCTGGAATCAGGACAGCTTATTGTCGGTGTCTGGCATCTGACAAGGGGCGATGATATCTGCCATAACGGTGAAGCAGAAGTACTGTCGGGGCCGTTACAACCACCAGCTTAGATATAGAACGCGCTGGCGGCGCTTGGAAGACGGCTTGAAATATTAGCTGCGTAAATCATACCCCTGATTTTCTGTATACCACTGCCACGTAGCGGGGATTGGCTCCCGCACCCATCACAAGGCTGCGCTATTGCGCGGCCTTTCTTTTTCCACTTACCCGACATCCGGGTAGTCCATTTCCCGGACAGGGGAAGTTATGACAATGGATAAACATACGACATGGCTGGCCTACATCTGGGCATTAATCAGCGGCATATGCGCCCAGTGGACGTTAAACGACTATGGCGCGCTGATAGGTATTGTTCTGGGTATTGGTACGTTTCTGGTTAATAAGCATTACAAAAAGAAATCAGAGCAGGCTCAGGCAAGACAGGCTGCCGCGATGGAAGAGCGTAACAGGCTAATCGCCCGGATTCTGGAAAAAAACGACCATGACAGCACGTTAAAAATGCTGGCGGTATCTGAAATGCCGGAGGGCAATAATGGCGCTCAGGACAAAAGTTAAGGCCCTTCTGGCTGGTGGCGCGAGTGCAATGGTGATAGCGGCGGCGATGCTTGGCGGTAATGGCGGTCTGGAAGGCAGGCGCCATGAACCCTATCGAGATGTGGCTGGCGTACTTACCGTATGTGATGGACATACGGGAAAAGACATTGTACCTGGCAAGCACTATACCGATGCGGAGTGTGATGCGCTGCTGAATAAAGACCTTGCACTGGTCGCAGCCCGCATTGATCCACTGATTAAGGCCAGTATCCCGAACAGCGAAAGAGCTGCGCTCTACTCCTTTGCGTACAACGTTGGTACTGGCGCGTTTGCCAGGTCAACCCTGCTGAAAAAACTCAACGCTGGTGATCTGGCCGGAGCCTGCAACGAGCTTAAACGCTGGACGTATGCAGGTGGTAAGCAGTGGAAAGGGCTGGTAACGCGTCGCGAGATCGAGCACGAGGTGTGTACGTGGGGGCTGAAATGAACCGTATAACCACGGGCGTAATAGCCTCATTGTTGATTGTGGTCGCGGTACTGGCATGGGCAACAGACCATTACCACAGTAACGCGGTACGGTTCCGGCAGCAGCGGGACACCGCCACTCACAACCTGAAGCTGGCGAACGAGACTATCAGCGATATGCAAACGCGCCAGCGTGACGTCGCCGCCCTCGATGCAAAATACACGAAGGAATTAGCCGATGCGAAAGCTGAGAATGATGCTTTGCGCGATGATGTTGCCGCTGGCCGCCGTCGCCTGTACGTCAACGCAACATGCCCCGCAGTGCCGACAGGTAAATCCACCTCCACCGCCCGCATGGATAATGCAGCCAGCCCCAGACTGGCAGACTCCGCTCAACGGGATTATTTCGCCCTCAAAGAGCGAGTGAAGACGATGCAAAAGCAACTGGAAGGGGCGCAGGCGTACATTCGCACCCAATGCCACGGTAATGCAGGAAAAACTAGTAACCAATGGTGACTGTATTAAAAAGGTACTCCCGGGCAGGGGGCGCCACGGGTGGCTTCGGGCTCGCGGGATTCGGCGCATTTTTGATTTTTCATGCATCATCATCATGTTGTAATTCTTTGTTTTTATTAAGATAAAAAATAAAAGATGATGAATTGTATGTTTTTTGTTCATCATCTTTGCGTTTTTTAAGGGAGTGCAGGAACAAAATAAATCCTGGAGTGAGTGGATGGACGGTGAGCTGAAAAACCTTAAATGTAACATCAGTCAGTTATCCGCCATAACAGGATTACACAGGCAAACAGTTGTCAGTCGGCTTTCCGGGGTTCCCCTTGCTCCGGGGAGTAATGAAAAGAAAAAACTCTACCTCCTGACTGATGTGATACGGGTTTTGATGGAAACGCCAGCCTCTCCGGCGGCAGAGCACCAGGACCCGAATAAAATGACGCCAAAAGAGCGAAAGGACTGGTTTGATTCTGAAAAGGGCCGTATCTGGCTGGAAAAAGAAATGAAACAGGTCATTCCATTAACTGAAGTTCGTCAGCAAATGTCTGCGGTAGTAAAAGCAATCACCCAAGTACTGGAGGTATGGCCTGACAGGCTGGAACGCGATAAGGGATGGGATGCGGAAAAACTTAATGAGGCTCAGGAGGTGGTTGATGAAGTAAGGGAGCTACTGGCGCAGTCCATGCAGGGCGCAGAGGTAATTGATGATGAGTGAGAAATACGGATCGGCATTTAAAATTTGTCGTGAGGTGGCTGAATATTTTCGACCGCCACGAAGGATGCCAGTATCTGATGCGGTCAGGAAATTTATGCGAGTACCACACGGTGCCAACGCATCAATCCCCTGGGATTCGTCACTGACACCGTACATAAACGAGCCGCTAAATACGCTGGCGAAGAGGGAATATGATGCAGTAATTTTCGCCGGGCCGGCACGAACAGGAAAAACGCTTGGACTCATTGATGGATGGATAGTTTATGGCATTGTCTGCGATCCGGCTGACATGCTGGTGGTTCAGATGACGGAAACCAAAGCGAGAGAGCATTCCAGAACCAGACTGGCGAGAACGTTTCGTCACAGTCCGGAGGTAAGACGTCGCCTGAGTCCGGTCAGAAATGATAATAATGTACACGATAAAATGTTTCGGGACGGTTCATTCCTGAAAATAGGCTGGCCTTCAATAACCGTATTTTCTTCTTCGGATTACAAGCGAGTAGCGCTGACTGATTACGATTGATTTCCGTCAGATATAGATGGTGAAGGTGACGCTTTTTCGCTGGCATCTAAACGCACCACTACATTTATGTCTGCAGGTATGACGCTGGTGGAGAGTTCGCCAGGGCGGGAAATCACCGATACCAAATGGAAACCGTCATCGCCGCACGAAGCACCACCAACCACAGGTATTCTTTCCTTATATAACCGTGGCGATCGGCGTCGCTGGTACTGGCCGTGTCCGCATTGTGGCGAATATTTTCAGCCATCAATGGAGAATATGACCGGATATCGCGATATTGCCGATCCTATGGAGGCCAGTGAAGCGGCGCGGATTCAGTGCCCATACTGCAATAAGTTGACTGAACCACAGCAGAAACGTGCGTTGAATAATCGTGGCGTCTGGTTGCGGGAAGGTCAGCACATTAACCGCGACGGCAATATTACCGGCGAAGCCCGCCGCTCACGTATCGCCAGTTTCTGGATGGAGGGACCGGCGGCGGCTTATCAGACCTGGGCACAACTGGTTTACAAGTTGCTGACCGCCGAAGAGGAATACGAACGAACCGGCAGCGAGGAAACCCTGAAAGCCGTCATCAATACGGACTGGGGATTACCTTATCAGTCCCATCGCTCGCTGGAGGCGCGCAGTGGTGACGCGCTGATGGCTCGCGCCGAGGATGTATCAAAACGTACCGTTCCTGACGGGGTACGTTTTATTGTGGCAACCGTTGACGTACAGGGCGGTAAAAAGCGGCGCTTTGTGGTCCAGGTAGTGGGTTATGGCGCATATGGTGAACGCTGGATCATTGACCGCTACAACATCCGTTATTCCCTGAGAGTGAATGAGGATGGCGAAAGCCAGCCTGTCAATCCGGCTGCAAGACCGGAAGACTGGGATTTACTGAGAACGGATGTGCTGGAAAAGACGTATCCGCTGGCGGCAGATCCTGAACAGTTTATGCCGGTACTGGCAATGGCGGTGGACTCAGGTGGTGAAGACGGTGTTACCGATAATGCCTACGCGTTCTGGCGAGGGTGTAAGCGAAAAGGCGTTGCCGGGCGCGTTTATCTGTTCAAGGGAGACAGTACCCGACGCGAGAAGCTGATCACCAAAACCTATCCTGATAACACCGAACGCTCAGAACGTCGGGCAAAAGCCAGAGGGGATGTGCCGTTGTATCTGTTACAGACCAATGCCCTGAAAGACAGGGTTGCTGCCGCACTGGAGCGTGAGGAGCCGGGGGCGAATTACATTCATTTTCCTGACTGGCTGGGGCCGCGGTTCTACGAGGAACTGACCTATGAAGAGCGCAGCGCAGACGGAAAGTGGAAAAAACCGGGACGCGGTAATAACGAGGCGCTCGATCTGATGTGTTACGCCCACGCGCTGGCTATTCTCCGTGGTTATGAACGAATCAACTGGGAAAAACCACCAGGATGGGCTCGCTTACCGGAAAAAGGCGCCGCAAAAACCACGCCGCCTGTTGAGGTTCGCCAGCAGGAGCAACACGAAGGAGGAGAGAAAACCGTGAAAGCCAGGAAGAAAAAAATTTTACCCGCCTGGGGCGGTGGTTCCGGAGGAGGGTGGTTATGACCAGGGCAGGGCTACAGGAGTTGTACAACGCCTATCTGGAGGCCGAGCTTGCTGTACTGAAAGGCAAGTCCATCATGCTTAACGGTCAGTCAATGACAATGGAAAGCCTGGAGGAAATCAGGAAGGGGCGCCGCGAGATTGAAGACAGGTTACAGCGGTTAAATAATCCGCGACGGCTTTTCACCCGGGCGAGGTTGTCATGAATTTTATCGATAAAGCTATCAGCATGATGTCGCCGGGATGGGCTGTATCAAGACTCAGATCGCGGGCAGTAATAAAAGCTTACGAGGCTGCAATACCCACCCGGACACATAAAATTAAGCGTGAAAACCGCAACGCCAATCAACTAAACCAGATTTCCGGAAAGTCCCTGCGGGAGCAGGCCCGCTGGTTCGATAACAATCACGATCTGGTGGTGGGGGCGCTCGATAAGATGGAAGAGCGCGTTATCGGGGCTAAGGGGATCATTGTTGAGCCACAACCACTGACGGTGGCCGGAACGCTGAATAACGTGCTGGCGGAACAAATCCGCGCCAGATGGGCAGAGTGGTCCGTGTCGCCGGACGTGACCGGACAATATACGCGCCCGGTACTGGAGCGCCTTTTGTTACGCACATGGTTGCGGGACGGGGAGGTGTTCTCCCAGATGGTGGCGGGAAAAATGCCGGGGCTTGAGCCGGTGGCGGGCGTACCGTTCTGGCTTGAGGCGATGGAGCCGGATTATGTCCCGATGGAAAAGACAGACAGTACAAATAATCTGATTCAGGGGATCTATTTTAACGACTGGCAAAGGCCAAAAAGTTACATCGTCTGTAAATCCTGGCCGGGATTTGCCACCGCTATGGTGGCCACCAAGCTTATCGATGCAGAAAATATGCTGCATCTTAAATTCACCCGTCGCCTGAATCAGGCGCGGGGCGTCACGCTGCTGGCACCGGTTATTATCCGGCTGCTGGATCTGAAGGAGTATGAGGACAGTGAAAGGCTGGCCGCGCGTATTTCGGCGGCTTTTGCCATGTTTATCCGGCGCAGTGACGCAATGGTACAGGATGGTGACGCGCCAGATTATGCGGATAAAGACCGCGATCTGGATATTGAACCCGGCACCATTCTGAAAGACCTGTTGCCGGGAGAGGATATCGGCACCATCAAATCTGACAGGCCAAATGCCAACCTGGAATCTTTCCGTATGGGACAACTGCGGGCGGTTGCCGCAGGTGTACGCGGAAGTTTTTCTTCTATTGCCAGAAACTACGACGGCACCTACAGCGCTCAGCGTCAGGAGCTGGTGGAGGCGCAGGAGGGATACGCCATTCTGCAGGATAATTTTATTGCTGCCGTCAGTCGCCCGGTTTACCGGCGATGGCTGGCGACGGCGATTACGGCGGGTGTGATAGATGTGCCGCCGGACACGGACATGGCGACCCTGTTTAATGCCGTGTATTCCGGTCCGGTTATGCCTTGGATAGATCCGCTGAAAGAGGCGAATGCCTGGAGGATACTGATACGCGGCGGGGCGGCAACAGAGAGTGACTGGGTGCGTGCCCGTGGCGGCGCACCTGCTGAAGTGAAACGCCGCCGTAAGGCGGAAATTGACGAAAACCGTAAGCTGGGACTGGTATTTGATACTGACCCGGCACATGACCCGGGGGAACAGGATAATGCCGGAAGTGAAGACAACAGTGGCGGCGATAAAAATGCCGCCGGTGATGACAGCAGGGAACGGACGCGGGGAGGGAAGCAGTAATAGCTGGTATTCCATCAGGGCTGCAGCCAATAACACGGCGGAAGTCCGCATTTATGACGAGATTGGTGGATGGGGAATTTCGGCTCGCTGGTTTGCAGAAGAACTGGCTGCACTGGGACAGATTAACCGGATAAATCTGCATATTCATTCACCTGGCGGAGCAGTACTGGACGGAATAGCCATTTATAACCTCCTGAAAAATCATCCGGCGCAAAAAACGGTGTATATCGATGGAATGGCCTGCTCAATGGCATCCGCTATTGCGATGGTAGGTAATCCCATCATTATGCCGGAAAACGCCATGATGATGATTCATAAGCCGCGCGGAGTGGCGGGGGGTGAGGCGGAGGATATCCGGGAATATGCTGACCTGCTTGACAAGATCGAAAGCGTCATTATCCCCATCTATACCGAAAAAACCGGAAAAACGCCTGAAGATATTGCTGCCATGCTGGCAAAGGAGACCTGGATGAGCGGCGCGGAGTGCGTCAGTGAAGGGTTTGCCGACAAACTGATACAGCCTGTAAAAGCAATGGCCTGTATTCATTCAAAACGTGTTGAGGAGTTTGAGCATATGCCACAGAGCATTAAAGGTATGATTATCGCCCCGCAGGGCAATGCAGGCGCGCAACCGCAGCCACAGGCAAAAGCCCCTGAGTCACAGATTCAGCCGCAGGCTCAGTCGCCGGTGACTGTAGATGAAAATGCCATTCGCGCACGCCTGCAGGAAGAACAGCGTAACCGTATCACCGGCATTCAGAATGTGTTTTCACTTTCCGGCGATCGTTATGCCTCGCTGATGGCAGAGTGTATTGCTGATGTGGATTGCTCTCTGGAAATGGCGAAGGACAGACTGTTGGCCGAGATGGCGAAAGGTATTACGCCGACTAACCAGCTGAATGGTCCGCAGAATCGCGCAGAGTTTCATGCCGGGATGTATACCGGAAACGGTAATATTACCGGCGACGCCGTTCGCGCTGCCGTGATGGCCCGCGCAGGCTATGAAGAAGCGCAGAAGGATAACCCGTACAACTGTATGACCCTGCGTGAACTGGCGCGAATTTCGCTGGTGGCGAGGGGAACAGGCGTGTCCAGCATGAATCCCATGCAGATGATCGGCATGGCATTTACGCACAGCACCTCCGATTTCGGTAACATTCTGCTGGATGTTGCAAACAAGTCCATTCTGCAGGGCTGGCAGGAAGCGCCGGAAACCTTCGATGCCTGGACCAAAAAAGGACAGTTGTCTGATTTCAGGATTGCGCACCGTGTGGGTATGGGGGGATTCAGTTCACTGCGTCAGGTTCGTGAAGGAGCGGAATACAAATACGTCACCACAGGGGATAAACAGGCGACCATTGCGCTCGCCACCTATGGGGAGCTGTTCAGCATTACCCGCCAGGCCATCATCAATGATGATATGAATATGCTGACGGATGTCCCGATGAAGCTGGGACGTGCGGCAAAAGCCACCATTGCCGATCTGGTTTATGACGTTCTCATCAGTAACCAGAAACTGTCCAGTGATAATGTGGCGCTGTTTGACAAGACGAAACACGCAAACGTCCTTGAAAAAGCCGTTATGGATGTGGCGTCCCTGGATAAAGCGCGCCAGCTAATGCGGATGCAGAAAGAGGGCGATCGCCACCTCAATATCCGTCCGGCATTTGTACTGGTGCCGACGGCGCTGGAGTCTGTTTCAAATCAGGTGATTAAATCTGTCAGTGTCAAGGGGGCGGATATTAACGCCGGGATCATTAACCCGGTGAAAGATTTCGCCACGGTGATCGCGGAGCCTCGTCTTGATGACGCCAGTCAGTCCACTTTCTATCTTACTGCAGCAAAAGGCAGCGATACCATTGAGGTGGCTTACCTTAACGGCGTGGATGAGCCGTATATCGACCAGCAGGAAGGATTCACGGTGGATGGTGTAACCACGAAAGTTCGTATTGATGCGGGCGTTGCGCCGGTGGATTATCGCGGCATGGTGAAATGCACCGTATAACCCACTAAAAGCAGACAGTAAGCGATACGGCCCTGACGGGCTTTTTTTATACCTGAAATCCGGCACGGCGTGCCGGAAAGGAGAATAACCGTGGCTAAGAATTACGTGGAAGACGGCAAAACGATTGAAATTGTGGCGACCACGTCACTAAAGAGCGGAGATCTGGTACAGGTCGGCGATATGTTCGCTGTGGCTGTTACCGATATTACCGTCGGGAGCGCCGGAACCGGCATCGCAGAAGGGGTATTCAGCATACCAAAACTGACAACAGAGGATATTGCCGTCGGGAAAAAAGTGTATCTGAAGGATAACGTGGTTCAGACGGATGCAACCGGCAGCCTGCCGTATGTCGGGGTGGTATGGGCGCCAGCGGCAAACGGTGATGAAACCGTTCCGGTAAAAATTAATGGCTGACCTTTTTGACGGGATGAAAAGGCGCATGGATGCACTTATCGCAGAACGCTTCGGCATGAAGGTCAACATCAACGGGACTGACTGCATAGTGGTGGAGTCTGATTTTCTGGCTGAACTGGGGCCTGTTGAAGGAAACGGAAAAAACGTAGTGGTGTTTTCAGGCAACGTTATCCCGCGCCGGGGAGACAGGGTGGTACTGCGGGGCAGTGAGTTTACCGTGACCCGTATCCGGCGTTTTAACGGTAAGCCACAACTGACTCTGGAGGAGAACAATGGAGGTAAAGGGGCTTAAAGAGGCCATTTCAGTACTTAAAGAAATTGATCGTGGATATGTGACCCGGGCAAAAATTCGGGCCATTAACCGGGTGGCAAAACGGGTGGTCAGCGTGTCAGTTCGCAGTGCTGCTGCTTTGGTGGTGGCCGGAGACAACCGACGGCAGGGTATTCCCGTCAGAACGGTAAGACGTCGCGCCAGAGTCAGGCTGGCCAGAGCGGACAAGCCTTTTGCCAACATTTATGTGAACTGTGATCCGCTGACTGCCATCAGGTTACTGAGTTCGCCACCATCAACCCCGATGAGGGGGAGAAAAGGTAAGCCGCTACGTATCGGAAAATACCGTTTTGACCGGGGCTTTATTGCGCAGGCTCCGAACGGATGGTGGCAGGTATTTGAGCGTTCCGGTGCCGGAAGATACCCACTTAATGTGGTGAAAATCCCGGTTGCTGATGCCTTGCGCCATGCGTTCAACACGCAGGTTGTTTTACAGATGAAAACGGAGATGCCCAAAGAGCTGGCGCATGAAATCAGTTATGAACTGAGGAGATTCACTAAAAAATGACCCGACACAGTGCAGTACGGCAGGCCATTATTGCCGCATTAAAAAAGACCGATGATGGCTCCACCACGTTTTTTGACGGTCGTCCGGTCGTGGTGGAGGAGGATGAGTTACCTGCGGTGGCGGTGTACCTGAGTGATGCTCAGTATACCGGTACTGAGGTGGACGGTGATATCTGGAGCGCGGTGCTACATGTGGAAGTATTTCTGAAAGCCACTGCACCGGACAGCGCCCTGGATGAACAGATGGAGAACAGGGTGTATCCGGCACTGGGGAGCGTGGCGGGACTGGGTGACATCATCCGGACAATGTCGGCGCAGGGGTATAACTATCAGCGGGACGATGAAATGGCGATGTGGGGGTCAGCCGATCTGAGTTACGACATCACCTATTCCATGTAGAGGAAAAGAGAATGACAGACACGACAATTCCTAATCCACTTGCGCCGGTAAAAGGCGCAAATACCACATTCTGGATGTACAACAGCGAGGGTGATCCGTTCGCCAGCCCGCTAAGTGATAATAACTGGCTGAGGCTGGCAAACGTAAAAGACCTGCAGCCGGGAGAACTGACGGCAGATGCAGAAGATAATAACTATCTTGATGACGAGAACGCTGACTGGAAAAGTACCACACAGGGACAGAAGTCTGCCGGGGATACTTCTGTGACGCTGGCGTGGAAGCCCGGTGAGGACGTACAGAAAAAGCTTATTCAACTGTTCACGACCGGGCAGAAGCGCGGATTCCGGATCAAGTATCCGAACGGCACTGTGGATGTGTTCAGAGGCTGGGTGAGCTCGCTGGGGAAAACGGTGCAGAGTAAGGATGAGATCGCCCGTACAGTAAAAATTACCAGTGTGGGCCGTCCATACATGGCTGAAGAGGATGCACCGGAAGTGGTTAGTGTTACCGGACTGACAGTGGAACCGGAAAATGCCACCGTGAAGGTCGGCGCCACAACAGCGGTTACGTTCACAGTGAAACCGGATAACGTGACAGATAAATCACTGCGTATCGCAACGTCAGATCCGACTACAGCCACCGTCACGCAGGCGGAAAATATTGCCACTGTAAAAGGTGTTAAGGCAGGTACAGTGAAAATTATTGGCATGACAACAGACGGTAATTTTACCGCTATTGCGGATATTACTGTTCAGGCATAACCCACCTCTCGTCCTGTTTTGGGGCATTTTTTTCAGGAATAAATCATGTTTTTAAAGAAAGAGACGTTTACCCGGGGGGATGCGTCGGTGGCATTGTTCGAGTTATCCGGCCTGCAACGTATTGAGTACCTGGAGTTCATCCAGAAACGTACTGCGAAATATGACACGGATATGGATGGCGCGACGGAAGCGGATAAGCGCGTGGCTTATATGCAAATGGCACTGGAAATTAATGCCTGGCTGGTATCCCGCTCGCTTCTGAATGGTGATTCTTCTCAGGATGCAGACACGCTTTATCAGTCAGTACAGGCACAGTGGTCGTATGAGGCACTGGACGCAGGCGCAGAAAGTGTTCTGATGCTCAGCGGGCTGTCTGCGGATAAGAAAGATAACGCCAGTGATTCAGGTAATGAATCAGAGGACATGACGCCGGAAAAGTTCTGAATAATGAGCTTCATTTTGTCCGGCAACTGGCCCGGGAGTTCCGGCGGCCTGACTGGCGCCGGATGCTGGACGAAATGAGCTCAACTGAACTTAGTGAGTGGGCTGATTTCTTTCGGGAAAACAGTTTCAGTGATGCCCTGCTGGATGCGGAGTTTTCCACGCTGAAAGCGCAGGTGTTCATGCTGGTGACGGGGAGAGAAATCGATGCAGCGGACTTCAGTTTGCTGACATTACCCGGAGCGGTACAGAACATGACGGAGCAGGATCTGCTTGAAGTGGCAGTCGGTATTCCGGGAGGAGTGAGATTTGAGCCAGAAAGTCGGTGATATCGTCATCAACATGGATGTTGATACAGCTAAAGTTGCCGCCGGTCTTCAGACTGCCAGTAACGGGCTGGGGAAGCTGGTGGACAGCAGTGATCTCGTTGAAAAACGCATCAGGCGATGTATGGAGTCCAGCGCCAGAAGTGTGGCGGCATCGGCAAAAAGTATCAGTGCCGCTATGGCGCAATCACAGGTTGCCACACGCATACAGAGTGACGCTATGGCACAACTGGCGCGTGAGGCGAACGAGGCCAGAGAAAGAGCTGTCGACCTGAATCAGAAGTTAAGGGCGGAAGCTGCGCAGGCTGCGGCGGTTGCACAGGCTCAGGATGCAGCCGCAGCGGCATTTTACCGTCAGATTGACAGTGTAAAACAGTTAAGCGGTGGTCTGCAGGAGTTGCAGCGTATCCAGGCGCAGGTACGACAGGCGAAAGGACGCGGAGATATCTCACAGGGCGATTATCTGGCGCTGGTGTCTGAAGCTGCTGCAAAGACACGCGAACTTACCGATGCGGAGGCGCTGGCCACGCAGAAAAAAGCACAGTTTATACGTCGACTGAAAGAGCAGACGGCGGTACAGGGCCTCTCCCGTACTGAGTTGCTGCGGGTGAAGGCGGCTGAACTGGGGGTTAGCAGTGCCGCCGATGTTTATATCCGCAAACTGGATACCGCAACAAAATCCACTCATGCACTGGGACTGAAATCAGCAATGGCGCGCCGCGAGATAGGCGTACTGATTGGTGAACTGGCACGGGGAAATTTTGGCGCCCTTCGCGGTTCCGGTATCACGCTGGCCAACCGGGCCGGGTGGATGGAGCAACTGATGTCGCCGAAGGGCATGATGCTCGGCGGGCTGGCTGGCGGTGTGGCTGCGGCGGTTTACGGACTGGGTAAGGCGTACTATGAGGGGGCGAAAGAAAGTGAGGAGTTCAATAAACAGCTTATTCTGACCGGGAGTTATGCCGGAAAAACCACAGGCCAGCTTAATGCGATGGCGAAGTCGCTCGCCGGAAATGGCGTCACGCAGCACGATGCTGCAGGCGTGCTGGCACAGGTGGTC